GAGGCGTAGGCAGGAGCAGATTTGGAGGGTACTTAGAGAAAGCGGCAGAGAGGACGAGTTTCCGTGTGCGCACAAATAGACCCGAGAATGCTGCTCCAAGCGGCGATGAACTCACAGCCATCGGCGGCGTTGGGGCTCCCTGCTCAGGCGGCGGGCGCGACAATCGCCCCCACGGGCACGACGCCAGCGATGGGACAACCGACTGACGCGACCCCGGCGGGGAGCGCCGCTGCGGCTCCCGCTGGCGCCCAGCCAGCAGCTCCCGGCGCATCCGGTGGGCTGTCGAACGTCGATCTTGCTCAGCTCATTGGATCGGGCACGGAGCTGTCACAGGACCCGGCAGCTATTCAGCAAATGGTGCAGATCTTGCAGGACCCCGGTACGCCGCCTGACCAACGAGCGGCGATTCAGATGAGACTTCAACTTGCGGCGCTCCAGTCCATGACTGGTGGGGCCGGGACGCCGCAACAGGGCTGATGGGGCTACGCGGAAACCCCATCAGTAGGGTGAGCGCTCCGCGGCGGTTACCTCGGCCTCGTGTTGCAGCGCTCCCCACTCTTAGGGGGTCAAGATGGCAGTAGCCGATCGTGAACCCCAAATGGCGCCTGAGCCCCAGAGCGCCGACGACAAGAAACTCCACGGGTGGGCGCTTGCGCTATATAAGGAGGGCCTGGGGCGGCGACGCCATTGGGAGGGAACGTGGTGGGAAAGCATAGCGACCTACATGGGCGACTTGTGGGTTGAGTGGGACATTCACAAGCGCCGACTCGTGGAGCCAGTTCGACGCCCTGACCATCGTGTGCGAGTGCCGATCAATCTCGCTCAGCCAGTGGTGAGGACGGAGCTTGCTAAGCTGACCAAGAACCGTCCAATACTGGACGTGATGGCGAGGAGCTCAGATCAGTCAGACCTGAATTCAGCGAAGGTCGCGGACAAGGTGCTGAACAACTACGTGGAACGTGAGTTCCACATGGCGCGCGTGAGACGGCGCATGTTGATCTGGGTCCTGACCTGTGGCCTCGGGGGCATCGTGGTCGACTACGACGAGACAGCAATGGGTGAGCTCGAGGTGCTGTGTGACCAGGGCGGCAATCCAATCTTCGATCCGCGCGTGATCGAGGCCTACAAGGCGCAGCTAGATCAGAACGGACAGAAGCCTAACTACCAGAAGATCCCTCAGGGCGAGCTATTAGTCAAGCCGCTGTCCCCGTTCCAGATCGTGTGGGACTTCAGCCAAATGTTCATCGAGGACGCTTGGTGGTGTATCTACACCGAGGTCTTCGACATCGATGAGGTCTACCGTCGATGGAAGAAGCACGTCAACCCTGATACCAACGCCCTGCCGAACATCATCGAGCAGCGGTTGATGGGACGCTTCGACCTCACCGGCAAGCTCGCGACTCGCCCAGTCCACGTGCAGAAGTTGGCCGAGATCCATCATATGTGGATCAAGCCTGGTCACCCCAAGTTCCCTGATGGACTGAACTTCGTCTTCAACAAGGACGTGATCCTGGAGAAGACCGCCTTCCCGTATAACCACGGGGAGCTGCCTGTTCATCTCATGGGGCACGTCCCCTTCCCTATGTCTCAATGGCCCCTCTCCGTGCTCCAGCAAGTCAAGTACCCAGTGCTCGAGTTGTCGAAGACTGAGTCCCAGATGATCGAGAACCGGAACTTGATGTCGAACCCGCCATGGCTCATCCCCAAGCAGCTCCAGATAACGAAGGAGATTCAGAATAAGCCTGGAGCTCGTATCGAGTTCAACTACATGCCCAATGTGCCGGAGCCCAAGCCGATCGAGATGCCTGAGCTGCCCAAGTACGTCAGTGACTTGGTCACCATTCTCAAAGAGCACATTCTCGAAATCGGAGGGCAGGGTGAAACATCTCAAGGCCGCGTACCGCCGGGCGCTCGATCGGGTGTGGCGATTGCGTATCTACAGGAGGAGGACGACACTCGAATCGGGGTCACAGTCCAGGAGTTCGAGGAGCTTATGGAGTCGGTGGGGAATCACATTCTCCAAGTCATCGCGGAGAAGTACACCACCCCCCGAGTCGTGCGAATCTACCGAAAGCACTCAGACGACGAAGTCTTCGACTTCTTTGGATCCATGCTTGACGGAGCAGCGGCAGTTGTCTGTCAAGCGGGCTCAGCGCTACCTCGCAGCAAGGCGGCGAAACAGCAATACATCCTAGACCTTTGGGACCGCAAACTGGAGCAGGACCCTCGTAAGGTGCGTCAGATGCTCGAGCTGTCTGAGGGCGAGCCAGATGAGTGGGAGGTAGATCTCGATCAGGCAGAGCGTGAGAACCACATCTTGATGAACGGCAATGACCCGGGCGTCAAGGAGTGGTACAACCATCCAGCCCATCACTACGTCCACCGTAACTTCATGAAGTCCGCTGACTACGCTGCACTGTCCCAGGATATCCAGCAACTGTTCGACCAGCACGACGAAGAGCACACCTACTACGAGAACATGCAGCAGCAGATGGCCGCCAGCGTGCAGCAGGGGCCCCAGCAGGGCGGCGCCGCGCCACCGGGCTCGAGCGTGCCCGCTAACGCCAACGGTCAGAATGTGCCTCAGGGTCCCCCTGCTCAGTTCACTTCCGCAACATCTCCAAGATCGCTCCTCGAAGCCACACCCCAATAATCAACTGAAGGGATCTACATGCCGAAGCACACAGAAGACCTACCGCCCGAGGAGCCCACCCCTACGGAGCCCACTCCCGAAGAGGACTTCTACAAGCAGGAGGAGGCCACTGCCATGGCGCAGTCACCCGGGGAGCCTCAGGTAGTTCCCGAGCAGCGCCCGCAGGCCTTCATCTCCGCAACGGGAGGCGACTCTGAGGCGGGCAAGCGAGCTGCTGCACGGATTGGCAAGGCGATGGGACCCGAGAATTACGCGGCCGCCCAGCCCATCGACGGCGTGTCCGAGGGGTCCAAGCCACGCCTGTACCCTGGTCAGCGCGTGGTGATCATGGACCCGAATCCAGAAGCAGGACGTATGGCGTTCGTACAGGGCATCAACTACACGGACGCAATCCAAGCCCTAATCGCAGCCTCTGGAACCCCCCAGGCGTCTATGGCTGAGGTACAGTCCTACATCGTGCAGACTCGCGACGGCAGAAGCGATGTGCTCGACGTCCCGCCCGACGAAGTCAAGCCCCTCGAGATCCTTGGGGGCTGGGGAAGGGGTCAGATCTAATGGGCTTGACCGCCCCCGATCCGACTCAGATGGGGGGAGGCCCCGGTGGGGGTATGGGAGGGGGTGGCCCTGGCTTCCCCCCAGGACAGAGCTCCCAGATTCTTCAGCAGATTCAGGGCCTGCTGGCACAGCTCATGCAGAATGAGCCCGAACCTGCCATCCAGCGAGCAGTCAACGCGATGCTCCAGATGACTGATGATCTTGGCAAGGTCGTGGGCGCAGACGACCAGCAAGATCAGATGAGTGGCCTGAACACACCGGGTGGCGCAGCGTCCCCGATGGGTCCAGCCATCGGTGGTCCGGACCTTGCAGGGGGCACTCGCTCCTCTGAGGGTCCGGCCACCGCAACGACCTTCGGCGGGGCTCGCAAGCAAGCAATGGCGAACTTCGCCGAGAAAGGTCACTTCTCAAAGTCCGGGTCCAAGGGTGAACAACTACAGACCGAAAAAACCAAAAACAGAGCCAAAGGGGGTCGGAGCTAAGGCCGAAAGGTACAGCTCCAGGAGGATAACATGGAAGCATCAGTTGCCGCACCAGCCCAAGGGACGCCACCACCTGCCACCCAGCCGCCGGCCAGCGGCCAAGGGACGAGCGGGCAAGGAGGAACCACAGGCGGTGGTCAGAGCAGCAATTTCAACTGGGGACTCTTCCCCACCGTTCCCGAAAACCAGCGCGAGCTCCTGCAACCCCACCTGACCAACGTACTCGGTCACGTGACGCGCATGGAGCAGCAGTACGCGCCCTATAAGTCCCTGATGGAGTCAGTCCTTCCTGACCAAGTCCAGAACCTGTTGACATTTCTCAACAACTATTCCACGGACCCTGTGGCCACGTGGTTGGGGCTGGCACAGTCATTGTCTGACGAAGGATTGATCCAGAATCCGAACTTCTCAACCGATCAGCTACAGGCGATGGTTGCTGCCCAAGGGCCGTTGGAGGGAGTTCAGGATGTGCCTGAGTGGGCTCAGCTCATGATGAACCAGTTCCAAGGGGTCCAGTCATGGATCCAACAGCAGCAACAGGCAGAAGAGCAGAGAACACAAGCTGAGGAGTCCCGTCAGCAGGAGGAGCTTCTCACTTCGGCAAAGGGCGTCATTCGGGAGCAGTTGACCGCAAGTGGAATCCCCACGGAGCTAGTCTCAGACGAACAGATAGTGGCATCGCTGATCGTCCATAAGGGCGATATGAACC